TGTTTCTCTTCGGCTTTTAGCTTCTCTTCAGCATCTTTTTGCTCTTTGGCCTTGTGTTTCTCTTCGGCTTTTAGCTTCTCTTCAGCATCTTTTTGTGCTTCTTCATTTCTTAACTTTGCATCAGCTTTTTGCTTAGCCTGAATTTCTTGCTTTTCTTCAGGAGTCATATTCATATCAACTCCTACAAATGAAATTATAGATAAAACAAAAGCGATTCCAGTGAATTTTAGGAACTTCTTCATTTTTGTACTCTTTTTAAATAGAAGTACAAGAGAAGTAATTAATAAAACAGTAGTAGCTAAAGTAGCTAGTACTAATAAAAGGGAGAAAAATATTTTCATAGATGTAACTCCTAACGTATAAAAGTGTATTTTAGTTTCAAATTAATAAGTTTTTAAACGAGCAAATCCACTCGGAACTCCATGAATTTCCGCAACTTCTTGAATAGACAAACAAGTATCTTCATAAGCAGAAACCATTTCATCGGTAAGCAACAACTCCACAGCAAATGTATTTGCTTCAATTTCTAAACGATCTACTGAAAAGAATGTTTGGTTACGTAAGAAGGGAGTGTTTGCTTTTGGGTGTAATAGGGCATGTCCAAGTTCATGAGCACACACAAAACGTTGAGTAGTTTCATCAATTTGATTATTGATATGAATGAATTTAAGGCGTTTATATGTGTTGTAAAAACCAAGAGTATTCCCAAGGTCTTCAAACAACACTATAATATTTTTTCGTCTAGCAATTTTAAATGGATTTGTTGTTTCATGTTTTTCTGCGATTTTGATTGCGTATTCTTTAATGGTCATTTCTCCCTCCGTTCAATCTTTTTTATACTTGTTTGGAGTGAATTTTTGTTTTGCTAATTGTTTTGCCATGCGCATTGAGTTCTCCAGAGAAATACGAATCATTTCTTTTGTATGGTCGTCTATTGGTTCTCCATCAAACATTAACGCTTCATCACTGTTTTCTAAATCCTTTAATGTTTTTTCTAAGTCACGTGCAATATCACGACTATCTTTTTTTGTTAAGTCAGGCAGTGTATTGGATACTCTTGATTCATCTTCTCTTCCTAATAAATAATCTGTTGTTACTCCTAAAACATTAGCTAAATCTTTTAGCATTTCGTTTGAGGGAGTGCTATGACCATTCTCATAGTTACTAATGGTGCCTTTAGTTGTATTTACTTTATTGGCTAATTCTTGTTGAGTGAGTTTACGTGTTTTACGTGTTTCTTTTAATCTTTGTTTCAACATTTTTAGCACCTCCCGTTAATAAAAAGTACAAATATATTGTACATTATATAGATGAAACATCAAACTTTGTACAAGAAAATTGTACAAATGTATTGACGTACAAGAATCTTATACTTATAATAAAAGTACAAATAACTTATACAAGGAGCGAGACAGTGAACAAAAATATCAAGTTAATTAGATCTAGGAAAAAAAGTAAGTTAACGCAACAAGATCTTGCAGGTAGAATGCAAGTTACAAAATCTACAATAAGTAATTGGGAAAATGGCTATAGTAATCCAAATCTTGAAAAAGCTATAAGGTTGGCTGCTATTCTTGGGTGTGATGTAAAAGATTTAATTTGATGTATATAAGTACAAGAATCTTATACTTTTTTGACTAGGAAGTAGGTGAGAAAATGCCATCAACTAACATGGCAGTACCAACAGATCCGTCGCATAAACATATAAAAAGCACTTCAAGAGGTGACACCATGAGCCAACAAGAAGAATATGCGGCGACTTATGAATTTGGAAAAACGAAAGTCCATGTTGTGGCTCCTGAGCCAAAACCGCAAAAGGATATTGATAAAATCCTTCAAGCATATTACAAGGCTGGTTGGGCCATCATCAAAGAAATGCAAGTGAAAGAAAACATTGAGGAATAGCTCCTCTCTTTTTACATAAAAAATAGACAAGTTATGTATGTACTAAATTCATTGTAACCATTTGAAAACTAAATATGGAGGCGAACAGATATGGGAACAAGCATATACTGCAATTCAGCGGTAGGGGAATTGTTACAGAACGCTAGAGAATGTTGTGACAATGTTCAGTTGAAAACGAAGAAAGGACTATCTAAGTACCTTGGCATTACACATGAACGATTAACTCGTATTGAGTCTGGGCTTTCTAAACCAGAATTTGAGCTTGCAATGGATTGGTGTCATGCCACTGGAGCGAAATTAAACCAGCAAGCGATTAAACATATTTATGGTGTTGGTTTACCGCCTACAGATCCACGATTAACTCAAGATGTGAACCTACAATTAATGAACTATATAAAACAAGCAGAAGAGGGGATTTTAGCAGCGAAGGAAATCATGAACTTACAAGTTGCAACAAGGTCATGGAAGTTTGATGAAAAGAAGAAACATGAATACGCAGTTCATGCAAAAGAAATCTTCGATACAATCCAAGCTACTCAATGTGTAGTACAAGCTTTGGAACAAGTACATTTTGGCATTATAGAGCAAACACAAAGAAGTTGGTTGCAAAAGGCTATGGCGGAGAACGTTATTATTCAATCGGTGGATAGCTTAATGACTTTAACAAAGATGCTGTAAAGGAGGAAGAAAAATGACAGTAGATTACAAGAAACCAAGTTTAAGAGAATATAAGGAACTAATTCGTTATGATGCAAAGTTAACTGGTGAAATAAAAATAGCGAAAATACTAGGTGAGGATTCAAAGTCAGTTGAGTTAAAGCAAGAGAAGAAGTTAGTGGGGATTCGAATCAAAATTATCGAAGCATCATTCATTTTAAAACATAAATGGGCAAAAGAAAAAGCTACCGCCTGAGAACAGTAGCTAGCAATAAAGTCTACAAAGCAATTATAACATTTTATTCATTATTTGGACAAGCACAGCATCAACTCAAATAGAAAGGAGATGTAATTCATGACACATAAATACGAACGTCTTCATGATCTAGTTCTCCCAGGAGACTTTTCATTTGCGAATAAACTTCATAACTGTATGGTTGCATGTATTCATAACATGTTTTATGCAAAATCAGCCGAAGAATCAAATCATTGGGAAGAAGAACTGGAACGATGTATGAAAGAATTTAAAATGCTTCGTGATACAAAAGAAGAACATGAGGCATCGATGAGTTATCGTGTAGTGATTAAAGATTTAAGAGCAAGAGGAGTTAACGCCTCTTTAGTAACACGTAGAAAATAAAAAATCTACCACTTGGCAGAGTGATAGATAAATGGCTTTGGAAAAAATATTTGAATTAATTATATCAAATTAGCATTCGTATAACAACGGAGTGTGTTGCATGCTTTTAGACAAATCATTACATAGAGTGTTGCTGAACCCTAAAGTGTTTCAACAAGCAATATCAAAGCAACACCTAATTTATTTAGTAAAACAATATCTCAAAACAAGATACAAGAATTATCGCTTATTACGTGTAGAGGACGGATTTGCGATATGTAAACGGGAGGATGAATAATATGGCAGTTTATAGACCAGTACATGTTTCATTTTGGCAGGATTCATTTGTTTTAGATCTTACACCGGAGGAAAAGTATTTCTACTTATATTTGATGACAAACAGTAAGACGTCTCAATCAGGAATCTATGAGCTTCCACTTCGTATCATTGAAACTGATACAGGGTACAACCGCGAAACTGTTATGAAGTTATTAGAACGCTTTGCAGAGTACGGGAAAATTAATTACAACCAAAAAACAAAAGAGTTGTTCTTAATCAACTGGTTAAAATTCAATCCGATTAAAAATGTGAACATTGAAAAGTGTGTATTAAAAGAAATTCAATCTGTGAAGGATCAAGATTTTCTGGTTGATTTTTATGAAACATGTTTGCAATTAGAAAAAGAGCAAGATTTTAAAATTCCTCGTATTAAGGAGTATTTATCAGTCCGTTTGGAGGGGCTTATAAGGGGCTTCCAAGACCCTAGCAAGGAAGAAGAAAAAGAAAAAGAAGAAGAAAAAGAAGAAGAAAAAGAACAAAAACAAGAAAAACGCGCAAGCGCGGAAGAAGTTGTTGAGGTTAATCCGATTTCTTTTTACGAACAAAACTTCGGACTGATTACACCTTTTATTGCAGATGGTATTCACGCTTGGATAGATGATTTAAATGCAGAGCTCGTTGTGAAAGCTATGGAAATTGCTTTAGAGAAGAATACGAGAAACATGAATTACGTAAATACAATTTTACGAGATTGGCACCTTAAGGGATTGAAAACAGTAGCAGATGTTGAAGCCGCTGATAAAGCATTCCGTGCTCAACGATTAGCAAAACCGCAACAATCAACACAAGTACCTTATCAACAAAAAGGCTTATCGGAATCTACTAAAAACGTAATACAACAGCAAGAATCATGGGAACAAAACATTCCAACGGATGAAGAACTTGCAGCGCTTAATCAAAAAAGTGGGTGGATGGTTCAATGAGCAACGATATGATTCGTAACGCAGAAGCTGAACAAAGTGTTTTAGGTAGCATTATCCAAGAAGGCGATTTAATTAAAGATTGCCAGCTGAAGCCAAAACAGTTTTCTTTACCAACACACCAATTGATTTTTAAAGCGATGAGGGAATTGGAGGATGCGGAGGTTCCGATAGATCTTATCGCTATCATGGGGAAATTCGATGAAAGCTTCATGAATCAAATCGGCGGAATCGAATTCTTTGTAAACCTGACAGAAGTAGTTACGACAATTAAAAACTTCTCGTATCACGAAGGGTTAGTGATTGAAGCTTGGAAGATGCGACATGCTCAAGAGGTTGCTGGTAATTTATATAATCGTCTTCAGCAAGAAAGAGATATGAGTGCTATTAGTACTTCGATTGATGAGTTAAGCGCCATTGAGGAAACAGGTTATTCAGATGAATTTAATTTAAAGGAAACCCTAGTTGATCTGTATAAGAACATGCAAATTGATGTAGGAGATTTAACCGGTATACCAACTGGTTATGACGACTTAAACAGAATGACCGTAGGTTTACAAGAAGGCGATTTAATCATTGTTGGTGCCCGACCTTCAATGGGGAAAACAGCATTTGTATTAAACGTCGCTTTTCATGCAGCAAGTGCTCAGACAGCAACAGGGGTCTTCTCGCTAGAAATGGGAGAAGAACAGTTACTTAAGCGGATGATCTCAAGTACTGGAAATATTGATGCTACGAAATTAAAGAATCCTAAGAAGCTATGTAATTTAAAGGATTGGGAAAAGATTAGCCAAGCGATGGGATTAATTAATGATTTGCCATTAGAAATATACGATAAAGCAAATGTAACGATGCAAGAAATTTACGCTAAGACTAGGAAGTTAAAGCGTAAGTATCCTGATAAAAAGGTTTTAATCGCAATTGATTACTTGCAACTTATTGTAGGTGACCCAAAACACAAAGGAAATCGTATGCAAGAGATTGGTGAGATTAGTCGTAAGCTAAAACTTATGGCAAGAGAGCTAAATGTATGTGTGGTTGCATTATCACAATTAAGTCGTGCTGTTGAGAGCAGACAGGATAAACGCCCGTTACTATCAGATTTACGTGAGAATGGTCAAATTGAGCAGGATGCGGACTTGATCGCATTCTTATATCGCGAAGATTATTACGACCGTGAAACAGAAAATAAAAATATTACGGAAATCATTTTAGCGAAACAAAGAAATGGTCCAGTTGGTGTTGTTGAACTAGCATTCATTAAAGAATTTAGTAAGTTTGTAAATTTAGAGCGTAAGTTCAATCATCAACAGGAGGCTTAATAATGTTGTTACGGCAGGAAGTAGAACGTAGAAAACTAGCAATTATTCGTAAGTTATTGGGATTAGGATTAGCTGAAATTAACGGGCAAACATTAGATCAACTAACGTTAACGCAGCTTGAAGGAATCTTAATTGCAAGTTTGCAGGTATTGGAGAGGGAAAACAATGCCAAAGCAATTAACAATTTTTGACGTGGAACCAGTTGTATCATTTGATCTTAAGAAAGCTCATATTCATCGTTTGAATTCAAAATTACGGTATGCAGATGTGGTTGTGCAAATACCACGTCAAGCCAAAGCGGTCGATGAATTAAAACTAACGACAGCACCAGATGATCGTTACGAATTATTTGAGGATTATACAATTGGGATTTGGCGTTATAAGCGAGTGGAGGATAAACAGTTTGATTGGGAAGAAGCTGAAGAGATATGTAAGCGAGCAAGGGATAGCAAAGAGCCGATTCCAATACGGCTTCATCTATCCTTGGAACAATCATTTGTTCCAGAAAATGTTGTGCAATATTTGTAGACAAATAAAAAAAGCCGAGACTACTCCCGACTTACTTCGACAAAGTAATTATAACACATTTGGGAGTGGTTTCGGTGGCGATTATTAAAGAAGATATTGCAGAAATGAGAGTAGAAATTTCATTAAATCAAAATATGATCTATGTTGTGAAAGATGGACGAATCCATTCAATTGAACCACCAACAAGTGGTCATGGTGAGCAATCATTTATATATAGAAACGGAAAAGTAACTCGTATGGATGAGCGTGAAAGTCAATTGTTTTAAATTTACAAAGTAATAATCGTATATTAACATTTTTGTAGACTTAAAAAGAAGAATATGACATTATATAACTTAGATTTACATTTTATCCAATATTTTTTTGTGAAAAGGGAGGAAATAACTTGTTTAAAAAAGCTCTTTCAGCACTTTTATTATTATTTCTAGCACTAGCTTCTTTTTGCAAGATTTCATTTGCTGATGAAGTTATACCATTTAACAAATCGTTCTTTGCATATAACGAGCCATCGTTTACATCTGCAAAGGGAAATGGTGGAGCTCAATATGGACCTCAAAAAGCTCTAACTGTAAAAGAGAAGCGTTCAGATGGTTGGTGGAAGATAGGAACTTGGGAAGGCGATAAGTGGATTAATACCGATGGGGAAAAAAAGAAAATAGAGAAACCCTATATTACTTTTGCTGAACCTAAATTCACATCACCAAAAGGGAACAATGGTAATGTTATAGCACCTCAAGTAGTTACGGTGATAGATGGACAAGAAGATGGGTGGTTAAAGATTCAAACTAATGAAGGAGATAAATGGATTTTCCTAAATTCTGAAGCGGTAAAAGTAGATAAAAATTTCTATGCGTATAATGAACCTTCATTTACATCTGAAAAAGCAAGTGGTGGAAATCAATATGTGCCACAAAAATCACTTGTTGTAAAAGAAAAACGTACAAATGGTTGGTGGAAAGTAGCAACTTATGAGGGTGATAAGTGGGTTAACCTAGATGGGGAGCTTCAAGCCTTTGATAAACCATTCTTAGCATTCTATGAACCTTCATTTTCGTCTCAAAAAGGTAACATGGAGATACCTTATAGTAGTAATACTACTGTTAGAGTAATCGATGGAAATACTAAAGGATGGTTAAAATTTCAATCTTGGGAAGGCGACAAATGGATGTATCCAGGTGTTGCAGAGACAGTAGCAGTTAATAAAAACTTTTATGTTTATAACGAACCGTCTTTTACATCAGCTAAAGGAAGTATATATGGGCCACAAAAATTCCTTGCTGTAATGGAAAAACGTCAAGATGGCTGGTGGAAGATAGTTACTGCTAATGAAGGACTTAAATGGGTTGCATTGAATGGTGCTAAAATGGATATATCAAATAATCTATATTATGCATATAATGAGCCTTCGTATTCTTCTGATTTTGCAAATGGAGGGATTCCATATGGACCGCAGACTGTCAAGGTGTTAGAAGAGATTCCTAATGGCTGGATGAAGATAGCAACATGGGAAGGTGATAAATGGATTAATCTTATTGGAGAGAAAGTATGTAAAAAGATTAACCGAAATGTTCAGCGTGCATCTATTTCTCCAGCTGCACTAAATGATAATGAAAACCAGTTCAACGCTAATAGCGATAATGTGAATGTAGTAAGTTTTTCAAATTCAATAGATTTATCTTGGAACAAGAGAGAAAATGTAGCAAAGTATAAATTATATAAGTTAAGCAATGAGGAACAATGGGAGGAAGTTTGGAATGGAGTAGGAACGAAATATACTCTTGCTAATCTAGAACCATCTAATGCATATACACTAAAATTGGTTTCTTATGACAGTAATGATGGTACTTTGAGTGAAAATAAAATCAATGCATTTACGTTACGAGGAGAGAATCAGAAGGCAGAATATAAAAAAGCATTATTAAGCCCATCAAATAGTAACCTGGCTAGATCTGCAACAAATATAAATAAAGTTGCGTATCCAATGACTGATGCTTATATTAATACCGTTGAATCAGCTGATATGGTTAAAGTAATGTGGGGAAATGTTCCGACGGATGATAATTCTTATGAAGTATATAGAGATGGTAAATATGTTACATTTACAAATAAAACTGAATTTGTAGATAGGAAGAGCTCAAGTGTTCAAAAGGCTAATATCAGTTATGCATCCACAGCAGATGATCCATACAGAAAATATTATGATATTAAATCAACTAAGCAAGTTCCTTCAAGTAATGTTGAAGAAAAAGTAAACGTTTTAAAAGAATCAGGACTTAATCCTACTACTGAACAGATAGCAGAATTAGGGTGTGAAGAAAAGAATTTAGGCACATATGTAGATGACTGGTCATCAAAAGAAAAGGCAGCACAAGCTATTTCGAAATCTCAAGCGAGTGCTCCATCTCAACAAGGATTTATATATAGATATCAGACATTTATTCCTACTAGCAGAGAGTGGAGTCCTATAAAATGGTTTGCTAGTCTTGAATCCTTTGAGGGAGATGGTAGAGGATTTGACTATTTCTCAGACAGGTATAGAACTCGTTTAGATGTTAGAGTAACCTGGTCAATGGGTTGGGTAGATAATAGTCCAGCAAAATTTAATGTAACTAAGAGCACCGGATTGACAACAGGGTATTTAAAAGATGGCACACCTGTAAATGGTAAAGCGAATGCAGAAAATGATTTGAATGTGAAAATAGAATCAGCAACACCTTATCAAGCGAAATTTTCAATGAAAACAGCATCTGCAAATCCATTAGTTTCGGGTGCACCGGATATAGATGCATATGCATATGTCATTGTAAATAGGAATGGAAGTGGAGCAACAGCAGGTTTTCATGATAGAGCACCGAACCATGAGTTTTATAGAGGATTATATAGTGGAAGGCCTGTATATAATCCAGAGATCCTACATCGATCTGAGCTACATGGTTTTTGGAAATTTTGGGCACTTTCAGGTATATCAACTGCAGAATTTGTGACTGTTACTCCGCCACTTTTTGCTGGCTCGTAAGTAGATTATGAAAAGATGTATTGTTAATTAAAAATATAAAAGTCAACTTAGTTTATTAAGTTGACTTTTATATTTTTTAGAGTGAAATAAGGAAGGATTCTTTTAGTTCATTTTTGAAGTCTATGTTAAATCTATACAAAGTAGGAGGGAAGTATGAAAGAATTTATATTATCTTTTTTATTTTCTTTATTAAGTCTTATAGTTTTAAATTTTTTATTAGTAGTATATTCTGGTGACTACAGTTGGGAGAATATGTTTAATTTAATATCCTTCTTAATTATAATAGGTGTTCCTTTTGTTTTATTTGGTTGTATAGTTGGAGAATTAGTATATAAATATATTGTTTTACCTACTAAATTACACTATATACTTTCTCTTACACTTTATATATTTATTGGAGTAGCAGTAATTTGGCTAATGATGAGTATTTTAGTTGGAATACCCGAAATTTTTGAAGTGAATGTGTTAAATGAATTCTTACCTCATTTATGTTTCGCAATAGTTTGCTCAGTTTCGTATTTTATAAAACGGAATACATATAGAACCTAGGGATTGGTTGTAATCCGTATTTTATGGAATTTCAGATTAATTTTGTTAAAGAAAATGATATAATAATTACAATTAAACATTTAGTCCTACTGGAAGAACCAGCGGACATCGAACTATAAGGGCATTAGTGATATTGCTCTGTAGTTTGGTGTCCGCTTTTTGGTCTTTATTAACAAAATATATAAGGGGTGTTTTTATATATGGCGCAATTAACTTTTTCACCTAAAATTGATCGCAAAGCAACGCAGGTTCGTTTAGAAGAGATTCTTGAAAATGTTCGTATTTATAGACAATTCGGGATGATTAGAAATGAGATGAAGGTTACAACATCTAGTGAAGTAAGATATCATGGTCCAACAAATATAGTAGGAAAGCCAGCTGAAGATATCGCTTTAGCCAATGTTGCTATGAGTGAAAGAGAAGTGAAATTACAACGTTTATCTTTTCAAATTGATAAGGCATTAAGTCGTTTTAGTAAAAACCAAAGGGATATTATTGTAAAACGATATTTAGAAGATGAAGAAGTCTTTGATTACATGGTTTATAACGAAATTGGTATGAGTGAGCGTACGTATAGACGAAATAAATCTAATGCTTTTTATAAATTAGCTTTTGCTCTTAGATTAGAAGTATATGAGGCAGAAGAAACTGGAGGTAATGAATAATGAATTTTGTTCAACCAATACGTGATCCAGAGCAAATACAGCAGTTAAAAGAGTATTTTAAGGAAAAGAGCTTACGTAATTACATTCTCTTCATTATGGGTATTAATACAGGTCTCAGAATCTCCGATATTTTGAAATTAAAAGTAGGGGATGTTAAAAGCAGTCATATATCTATGCGGGAAAAGAAAACAGGGAAACAGAAACGAATACAAATTACTGCAGCACTGAAAAGAGAACTTAAATGGTTTATTATAGAAAGAGAAGACAATGAGTATTTATTGCAAAGCAGACAAGGTAAGAATCGTCCAATTGGTCGTAGCATGGCATATAAGATATTAAGCGGGGCAGCGGCAGAGTTCGGATTAGATGAAATAGGAACACATACGTTAAGAAAAACATACGGGTATCACATGTACATGCAAACAAAAAACATAGCATTACTTATGGAGATATTCAATCACTCGTCAGAGAAGGTCACGTTACGTTATATAGGTGTAAACCAAGATGCAATGGATAAAGCAATGACTAGGTTTAAAATCTAATCACTGCTTATTTCTTTTTAAATCTAGGGGTATTGCAGCATTTTGGAAAAAACTCACGTTAAGAGTATGCAAGATTTTATACAGTTCTAGTAACAAGCAAGAACCCTAAAACCGCGCTAGGATAGGAATGTATAAAAAAATGCATAGATCCATAGAACAAAAAAGCAGGTTCCTTGGTGAGAGTACGGTTTCCTCCCTTTTCCTTGCTGCCGATAATGAGACGTTATGTCAACCTAACATGTATAGGATATACACTGTCCCTTATTCAACTAAATGGTAGTTTAATTCCATAAGAAGGAATAATATTGTTCTATGTAGAATCAAGAAAAAAGGATAATGAGTTTAGGGGGAAGTAGGGTGTTTAAGGCCTTTAATAACTAGCGTTACTAGATATTTTTATCTCCATTTTTTGAAAGTTTGAGTTGCGGATTAAAAGTCGGTAGCTGAGCCGGCGAGATAGATAAAAGGAGTTGTTAGAATGGCAATTGTTCAAGAATTCTTTGACATACCTGATGAAATTATGACGAAGATTTCTACGGGAGATAATAAAATATTTGGTGGCGAGGTTCGTAATAACAACGGGAAAATTGTAAAACTTCTTAGACCTGTCAGCAAGTTGGAGGCTACCTTATACTATGGCTGGAAGTATAGGGAGCCCCTTTTTATGGTAGGTAAGTTAGGTATCGCAGGTGTAAAAAGTTATATTAAATCAAAGAAAAAACAAGAACCTGTTGTAAAATTTAGAGAGGCTTTAAAGGTCTACCTAAACGCTGTTCGCATGGGTGCTCTTACAATGGAGATAATTTCAGATGTGATGGAACGTTTGGGTGAACTGAAAAAAATGCATCCTAATTTTGAAAAAATCAACATTGTACTTTCAATGGAGGAGTTGGATGTGCTTTTGAATCGAATGTTTGAGTATACAAAAAAACTTGCAGCAGATAATGCGATTGAACTAACCAGTCTAGAGAAAGAAACACTTCCGCAGTCTGAGAATCCAATTATTAATCTGCAGCGTTGTCTTGAAACACAAAAGCGCATTTTTGAACTGGCTTCTTAGATTATAGCAAGAGTGAGCAAGCCACCTTATGGAACAATTATTATTATAGTTAATTCACTTAATGAATTGGGATATTTGAATTTATCGTTTTATAAAAAAAGTTCAATCGAGTTGAAGTTCTTGTTCAACTAATGGGTGCTTTAATTGAGCAAGAAACTAAAAACTTTTAACTTCCGCTTTCGAAAATTATGTAAATGAGCTGTCCATATGGGCGGCTTATTGTATTTTTTTGCTTAGCGTAGGTTATTTTGCAAAATGCTGGTGGTATCCCTATACAGTTACTCATAATTTTCGTACTGTGTAATTCAAAAGAGAAAGTTAAATGAAATCAATGATACCAAGCGATTCAGCGAAGGGGGCAGTTACACACAATATAAGATATGGGTAAGTGAGAGAACAATGGTAAAATAAGTTTAATAATAGAATTTAAGGGGATGAGTAGTAGATGGGAAATTTTGAAAAGACGAAGCTGTATCATATAAGAAACACTAACGCTAATAGTAAATTAGTTATTGGTCAGTTACTCCATGCTGGGCAAGAGTATAATCCGTTTTATGGAGTGTACGAGAAAAAAGAGATCGAAAAAATAACAATGGATCCAAACTACTTATTAGGGCTTACCACTTATTATTGGCACTTTGCGAGGGAGTCTACTTTAGAAGAAGTAAGAAGAGAACATTTCCCTTCCTTGCCATCAAGACAAAAATGTTTATATGTTACTTCGCCAGAAAATTTAAATTATTGGCTTGAAACATTCAAACACACAGAATGCCAAGTAGTTGAAGTGCAAATTATGGGCAAGCTTTTTAAATGTGATGCATCACTTATTGAAGGAAATCCTAAAGCGCTTAGTAGAGTTAGAAATAATGCTATGAGGTATTGGAAAGGAGAGATTGTAAATAAAGAAAAAGTTGAATATCTTGTGGAAGGAGAGGTCAAAGTAGTTCATATTTTAAACAAAAAAGAAATCAATAGTATTACAAAAAAATCTGGCAGAGTCATGACCGGTTTTTGGCAGTAAAAGTGCCGGTTGTTTTGGAAGGTACATGATATATTTGTATTGTGAGAAGTGGCGGAAAACACAACTCACTATGTTGTTTTTAAATTTCTAAACGGTTCGTAGTGACGGCACATAAAATCCGAAACCAGCAGATGGTAATGATTGAATGATACCGTTATTAAGGAGAGCTTTTGCTCTTCTTCCAGTTACTTAATAATGTTGACGCAGATGTATGTAACAACATTAGGTAATTGGAAAAAGAATAAAACTTCACGTACCAGAATTGAAATGTAAATGAATATTTGAGAGAAAGCATTCATTGGGGTGCTTTTTATTTTACAAAGAAAAAAATATTGAAAGGGCTATATGATTTTCTTCATACCACATTGACGACATTCTCTTAAGAAGATGAAATCTTTAACGGAACTTTTAAATGCGGTGTTTCCGTAATTATCACAGCGATCACTAATTTTATCAGGATGCTCTTTGTATGTGTATATCTTGCTTAGATCGTACTTTTGTTCAGGTTGTTTGTTTTCCATTAGTTTCACCTACATATCAATCTGAATTAATATAGCCTAAATATAATAACACGAGCATTTACATAGTGGATGCTTTTTATTTTGCAGGATTTTCTGTTTATTTGTCGAATTGATAGAGCGAAAGAAAGGGGAGAGGGTAAATGGAAATCTCAAAAACAGAAAGATTAATACTTATGAATCAGTATTTGATTCTTGAAAAGCTTTATACGGAAGATGAGAATCGCTATAAAAGTCTTCGTATTGCTTTAGAAAAAGGTTACACTAAAAATTATCACGATATTTCTAGTGAATTAAATGAGGAATTATCAAAGGGAGAATGTGAGTTTGTGAATGAAGTTCTCAAAATGTATGAGGCTCTCACACGTTCTTATAATCGCCTTCAAGATAATAAAGGTATAGATGAAAAACAGTTAAAATTTAAAGGGTTTGACTTAAATAGTGAAGAGGCGAAATATGCAGATTATGCTCATTACTGCATGCATACGTTACTTCTTTATAATGATGTAAAATCTGATTATGAGTTCGAAACCTATGACAGCCATACAAGAATGACCAGTAAGTACGAAAAGATGTTGGCTGTTTGGGAGTCAACTGGAGATAAAATATATTTAAATGTTCAAGATATTGAAAATATCATAAACGCATAAAGCTAATCAAGCATCCATAACGGGTGCTTTTTATTTTGGAGGAGGATGAAGGTTAGTAATCAATAATTGTAAACCTCATTTAATTGAAAATCGTAAACGAATTATGGAAGCTGAAAAGCTTTGGTATGACGGTGGTTTTAGCACTACCTGATTAACAGATTAGTTGAGGTAAGGAGTGAAGATAAATGGACAGTGTTTTAAACGGTAAGATTGCTACACTTGGTCTTATACCTATTGATAAGAAAGCATATATCAAATACCTTAAACCGCATGAAAAAGCGTATAAGAAGGCTGGTATTGATGTTAATCGATTCAAGTATTACAAACTGTATGGTCAGGAACACATGCTTTACTCAATAGAATATCTCATGCAAACACCAATAAAAGATTTGTTGGAAAGAGATAGAGAGAATCAAAAGCGTTTGGTAAAGATAAATGAAAGAGTATAAAACCAAACAACAGAAGCGTAAGTTCTATGATAGTGGTGAGTGGAAGAGTACACGTGAACAAGTAAAGAAGCGAGACAACTATGAATGCCAAGAGTGTAAGCGCAATGGTAGTGTTCGTGTGGACACCAATGAATACAGTGAGAGTGCAAAGCGTAAGAAGATTCAGCTCGTTGTCCATCATATAAAAGAACTAGAACATCATTCAGAACTTGCATTAGAAATAGATAACTTAGAAACAGTCTGTGTGGATTGCCATAATAAAGAACACGGTAGAACATTCAAAAAGAAACCGAACAAATGGGAAAACGATGAAAAGTGGTAAAAATGATTCGATAATAACACCCCCCCTTAAAATATTTCATCAAAAAATGCTCTAAGGGGCACCGGAGGAGGGGGTTAACTGTCAGGTTTTTTTCGAAATTACGCACGTAAGGGGGGGTGGGTAGATGGCTGTTAGTATTGTAAGGTTAAAAGAACAGCTCATGAATAGTATTGATATTACAGATTTAGTCGAAGTTGAAAAGGTAGAAAGATATATCGATCTTGTCAAAGCATTTAGGAAAATAAATAAAACTATTAATAAAGAAGGCGAGTCCGTAACAGTAAAAAACGGCTCTCAAGTTTTTGTTAAAGCCCACCCTCTTATAGGTGAGAGGAATAAAATTAACAGTTCTTTAATTGCGTTAGGCAGAGATATAAAGTTTGTTGTTAAGGCTAACATTCCTAATGCGGGTTATAGTGAAAGTGATCTAACATGATTAGGCAAAAGTACATTGATGAATATATTGAGCTTTATCGAAGTGGAAAAGTAAAGTTCAATAAAGAAAGAGAATTGTTAATTGAATATCTAGAAAAATATGTTTTGAAAAGAGACGATTTATATTTTGATGATGAAATGATTGAGAAGTGTATCCGCTTTGGTGAGAAGTGGTACTTTCCATTACAATCTTTTCAGAAATTCTTAATAGCATTCGTCTTTTTATTTTACAAGAAAAATGGTCGCGTATTTTATCGTAAATTCCTATGGATGCTTGGACGTGGTGGTGGTAAAAACGGATTAATATCAGTCATCATTCACTTTTTAATTAGTGAAATGCATGGTATTCCGGAGTATAACATTTCCGTTGTTGCAAACAGTGAAGAACAAGCGAAAACAAGTCCGGATGAAGTTCATAAATGCGTTAAACGAAATGAAATATTGCAACGAGCATTTAAAACAACATTAACTCAAACTGTTTCTAAAGCTACAGGAAGTGTATTGAAGTTTAGGACATCAAACGGAGATACAAAAGATGGTTTGCGTGATGGTGCGGTTGTATTTGATGAAATACATCAGTATGAAAGCAATAAAGATGTTCGAGTCCATATCAGCGGTTTGGGGAAAAAGAAAAACCCACGAGAATTTTACATTGGAACAGATGGATATGTACGTGATGGTTTCTTAGATAAGCAAAAAGAAAAAGCAATGAAGGTTTTAAACGGTGAAGCCCGTCCAAACGCTATCTTTCCGTTCATTTGTAAATTGAATGATGAAAAAGAAGTTGATGATCCAGAAAATTGGGAAATGGCAAACCCTATGTTATCGCAGCCTTTAAGTGAGTATGCCGAAGGATTGCTTGAAACAATCAAGGAAGAATATGAAGATTTAGAAGATGATCCAAGTAACCGAGAAGAGTTCATGACGAAGCGTATGAACTTACCAGTTACAAACCTAGAGCGTTCCGTTGCAAAGTGGTCAGAAATCCTTGCTACAAATCGTCCATTCCCTAATTTGTATGCTCAAGAATGTATAGGAGCATTAGACTTTGCGAGTATTAGAGATTTTGCAGCATGTGGCCTTTTATTTAGACAACATGGTGAGTACATTTTTAAAACGCATTCCTTTGTCCGAAAGGAATTTGTTGATATCTATTATGGATATTCTAAAAAAGCAGGTGAGTTTAAAAAACAGAAATTTGCTCCAATAAAAGAATGGGAAGAACAAGGGCTACTAACGGTTGTGGATGAACCGACTATTAATCCTCAACACATTGTTAATTGGTTTGTAGAAATGCGGGAACAATACGGAGTTAAAAAGATTATAGCTGATAATTTCCGTATGGAAGCAATAAGGCCTTTATTAGTTGCGGAAGGGTTTGAAATAGAAGTTATACGAAATCCAAAAGCAATTCATAGTTTACTAGCTCCACGTATTGAAGTGGCATTTGCAAATAAACAAATTATTTTCGATGATAACCCTTTAATGCGTTGGTACACACAAAACGTATTGGTTGTTATCAAAGGTGATGGGAACAAAATATACGAGAAAAAAGAGCCAGTACGTAGAAAAACAGATGGATTTCAGTGTTTTGTCCATGCTCTTTATCGAGCGGATGAGATACAAGAAGCAACTGACTTCATACTAAGCGATATTAAATTCTAATAAAGGGGGTGATAACCATTGGATGGTTAGGTTCAGTATTCAAAAGAAATAAAGAACTAGAATTTATGGTAGATCTGGATTTGATTGCTGATACAGCAAACAGGGTTCATATGAAAAGATTAGCAATTGATACATGCGTATCATTTTTAGGAAGAACAATTAGTCAATCTGAATTTAGAGTAAGAAACGGTAAAGCATTTGAGAAGAATGAGCTTTATTATCGATTAAACGTTAGACCGAACAAAAATATGACGGCCAGCACCTTCTGGGAAAGATTTATTCGCAAACTTATTTATGATAATGAGTGTTTAGTTATACAAGCAGATGATGGTGATTTACTTATTGCTGATGGATTTCAACATAACGAATATGCTGTGTTTGAAGATACTTTTACCGATGTAATAGTAAAGGATTATACGTTTAAGAGAAGTTTTAAGCAAAGCGAAGTTATTCATTTAAAGTATCGGAATGATAAATTATCTCCACTTATTGATGGATTATTTGCAGATTACGGGGACTTATTCGGTAGGCTATTAAACTCTCAAAAACGTAAGAATCAAGTTCGTGGAACAGTTGATATGGATATTATCGGTGCTAAAACAGAAGAACAGATAGCCAAGTTGCAAGAGTTTATTGACAAAATGTATAAAGCAATTGGTACGAAAGATATCGCTATTGTTCCACAACAAAAGGGTATTAATTATAACGAAATATATAATGGGGTTGCGAATGGTCCTAGTGTGGAAGAAATCAATAAAGTAACCAATGGTTTTTTAAATCAAGTAGCAATGGTTATTGGTATTCCAACAGCTTTGTTATATGGCGAAATGGCTGATGTAGAGAAGCAAACGAAAAATTACATGCTTTTTACAGTAAGGCCATTATTAAAAAAGCTATCTGATGAAGCGAATGTTAAATTCTTTGAAATGAATGAATATCTTTCAGGACAAAAGATTGAAGTTAAAGCTGTTTCTTATCAGAGTATATTTGACCTTGCAACAAGTATTGATAAACTTATTTCTTCAAGTGCATTTACAGGAAATGAGATTCGTTCAGAAGTAGATTATGAAAGTTCTGATGATCCAAACTTAGATATCCATCATATTACGAAGAACTATACGAAACTAAATGAATCTGAAGGAGGTGATAAATGATGGAACATTTGAACATGAATAAGCTTTTAAATTTAAAACGAGATATTCGCTTTGAAGATAAAGGTGAGAATGAGTACAAATTAACCGTTTATGGATCAATCGGTGGATGGTTTAGTGAAAATAACGCTGAAGCAGTAAGAAGAAAAATTCAAGATGTAAAAGCAGAAAAAATTCACGTTCATATTAATTCGGGTGGAGGTTCAGCATTTGATGGTGTAGCAATTTGCAATCTGTTAAAGCAGCATGATGCCGAAATTATAGTTCATATTGATGGGTGGGCAGCCAGTGCAGCATCTGTTATTGCAATGGCTGGTGATAAGATTGTTATGCCTAGTAATACTATGATGATGATTCATCAAGCGAGTACCATCGAATATGGAAATGCAGACCTATTTGAAAAAACAGCACGAGATTTACGAAAGATTGATTCAGCTTTAGCGGCATCTTATAAGAAACGTTTTGTTGGAACAGATGAAGAATTAAGGCAACTATTAAAAGATGAAACATGGCTAACAGCAGAGGAGGCAGTTGCTCTTGGTTTAGCTGATGAAATTGCTGATGAAATTGAAATTGATGATACGCAAGAAGATGAAGAAGAGGAAGCTGTAGAAAATTTCAAAGAAGATTTAGTAGCAAAGTATACGAAACAACCAAATAATCAAAATCCAAAAGAGCCTATTCAAGAGCCTGTTGATAAAAAACAGAATCTGAGTACGCTCTTTTTAACTTTAGGGGGAAAATAAAATATGGTGATTAAATTTAATAACTTTGAAGATAAGAAAATAGCATTTGCGAAAGCAACACAGGAAGGAACAGCAGAAGAACAATCGGCAGCATTAAACTCCATGATTGAGGCGCTTGCTACAGATGTACGAGCGGATATTTTAAATCAAGTAAACGAATCTATGGTAGATCGTTCTATTATGCAGTCTCGTGGAGCTAATGTATTAACAAGTGAAGAAATGAAATTCTTTAATGCAGTTGTTGAAGAAGGTGGTTTTAAGTCTACTGAAACTTTACCTAAAACAACACAAGAGAGAATTTTTGACGACTTAGTTCAAGGACATCCGTTGTTAGAGCATATCGGTTTAGAGAACTTAGGAGCTGTGACAGAATTTATTTACGGAGATCCAGAGGGTGCAGCTGTATGGGGACCATTATTTGGTGATATTAAAGGGCAATTAAATGCTACATTTCGAAAAGAATCTATTGCTCAACTAAAATTAACAGCATTTATTCCATTAGCAAACGATATGTTGAAACTTGGTCCTGTATGGGTTGAACGTTATGTGCGTACTATGATTTCAGAAGCAATGTCAGTAGGTTTAGAACGTGGTTTTGTAGTGGGTACGGGTAAAGAAGAACCTATTGGTTTATTAAAAGATCCTAGTGGAAATGTAGTGAATGGAGTATATCCAGATAAAAAACCAGTGGGAACTTTAACGTTTGAACCAGGTCGTAAAACAATCAATGAATTAAAAGGCGTGGTTAAATTATTGGCTAAAAAGTTAAATCCTGATGGTAAAACAGATGCAGACAGACCTAAAAATATTGCTGGAAAAGTAGTTATGGTAACAAACCCATTTGATACTTTTGATATTCAAGCAAATGCAACAATTCAAAATGCAGCTGGAGTGTATGTGACAAGCTTACCTTTCAATCCAACTCCTACAGAATCAGTATTTGTACCTCAAGGCCAAGTGCTATTTTTCGTTAAAGGAGAGTATATTGCAGCAATGGGTGGAACGGAGCCAATCCAAAAGTACAATGAAACACTAGCTTTAGAAGATGCAACACTTTATATTGCTAAACAATATGCCACAGGTAAACCGAAGGATAAATATACATCTCAAGTTTACACATTGAAGCTGGAAGAAGCATCAACTCCACCAGCAACTAAATAAGGAATGATGTGAATGGACAAGGTAATTTCAAATGAAATATTACAGCAATTCAAAGATAGGATGCGATTAGGTGATGATGAAGACGATAACCTAAGACGCATCCTATTTGCATCCAATAAAGCTTTAATAAAAGATTGTGGATCATATGAAATGAATGAAGACGAGACTTTCAAAGAATTAGTTTTTGAGCGTTCTCGTTATGTTTATAATGATGCACTAGAGTATTTTACTGAGAATTTTTTAACGGAAATTAATAGTTTTGGCATTCAAAAAGCTTTAGAAGAAATCAAATTGGACGGTGAATAAAATGCGTCCTTTTCAATACAAAAAGCCACTGAATACAGGCGGTTTTAGAAATCGAATCAATATTGAACAACCTGTAGTAATAAAAGATGAATTAAACCAGGTAATTGAAACATCTTGGCAGGAGTTAAAAAAAGCCTGGTCAATGATAAAAACGGTGAAAGGTTCCGAGTATATTGAAGCTTCAACTTCACAGGCTACACGGGTGTATCGTTTTGTAATTCCATATACTTCTGGTATTACGGAAGAAATGCGAATTAATATGAAAGGCCGTATCTTTGATATTATCGAACCGCCAATGAATGATGATGAAATGTATCAAACATTGACTATTATCGCAAAGGAGCATGTTTAATATGAATGATTTTGCGAGCGATCTTGCTAGGGAGTTGCAAAGGTATGCAAATGTTGTGGAAGAAGGTTTGGAAAATGAAATCGATGAAGTAGCAGATATTGCTGTAGGTAAATTAAAGCAAAATAGTCCTAAAAAAACGGGCGGCTATCGTAAAGGCTGGCGCAAGAAAAAAGAAGGGAAGGGCGTTGTTCTTCATAATACAAAAGGACAACTAACACATCTTTTAGAAAATGGACATGCGAAAGCTGGTGGAGGCCGGGTACCGAAGAAAGTGCATATTCTTCCAGTTGAAGAGTATGTAATCGACGAATTGCCAAGACGAATTGAAAGGGCGGTTCAACGATGACATTAGGTGAATTAACAAAAATTCTTGAAGCTACAGGTTATCCTGTGGCTTATTCGCATTTCACAGCAACGCCGACTAATCCTGTTCCAGCTCCACCTTATATTTGTTTTCTTGTGGACGGTTCAGCCAATCTCATGGCTGATAATAAGGTCTATCACAAGATAAATGATTTAAATATAGAGCTTTATACAAATAGAAAAGATTCAGTTGCAGAAGCCAAGCTTGAACAAGTTCTGGACAATCATGAAATACCTTATGATTCACCATTCGAAGGGATTATTGAAACAGAAAAAATATATCAAAAATTTTATGAAACGAGGTTGATATAAATGAATGAAAATAAAGTAGCTTTCGGTTTGAAAAATGTCCATTATGCACTTTTTGACATTAAAGATGGTGTAGTTACATTTAGTACTCCAATTCCATTGCCAGGTGCGGTTGAATTAACGTTTGATCCACGAGGGGATTTAATTGAATTCTACGCTGATGACATGCTTTACTATGCAGCAAGTAATAACCAAGGATATGATGGCACATTATCAATCGCTAATATTCCGGAGCAATTCGCAATTGATGCGTTAGGAGAGGAATTAGACGAAGAAGATGGTGTATTAAACGAATTAGCTGATGCGAAAGGAAAATCATTTGCATTATTATTTGAATTTGATGGTGATGTACGAGCGACGCGACACGTTATGTTTAACTGTTCAGCAAGCCGTCCGACACTTGCATCTAAAACGAAAACAAATTCAGCAGAGCCAAATACAAATGAACTTAAATTTGTTTCCAGTCCAATTGATATCAATGGAAAACGTATGGTTAAAACGAAAACAACATTTAAATCGAAACAAGATAGTTATGATAACTGGTACAAAAAAGTGTATACAAAAGTACCTACATTAGCAAAAGGAGCGTAAGTGAATGGAAAAGACAATTACTATAGACGGTAAACAGGTTCGATTAAAAGGTACAGCAGCAACAGTTAAACGTTATAAGGCGCAATTTAGACGTGATTTATTTGCGGATATGATGGCATTAGGAGCAATCGGTACATTTACCTCACAAGATGAATCACAAGGCACTATCGACTTATCGACCGCAGATTTTAAGAACGTTGATTTCGAAGTTATTTACGATTTGGTTTGGTTATATGCAAAAACAGCAGATCCGAATCTCCCTGATCCAATTACATGGCTAGATGGATTTGACGAGTTTCCTATTTACGATATTATGCCAGAAATTAATGACATGATTCAAAGTACAATGGGAGCAAAAAAAAAATAAAGGAAAATAATGGAGGGCAAGGGACTTTCAGTGATGAAGAATTCACCACTGATTTGTTCCTTGCTCTTTGTTATAAAGCGAAATTAACGAGTTGGGATTTAGAAGTAATGACAATCGGTGATTGTTTTGATTACATTGCTGAATTTGCTGAAATGGAGAATCCAGATAAAGAAAAAGTTAGAAAGGCGAATCAAAAAGATTACGATTCTTTCTAAAGGGACATCTTTATTTATTAGAGATGTATTCTTTTAAAATGGTTTCAATTAAGTTATTCAAGCTTCTATTTTGTTCTTTCGCTTCTTGTTCAAGTTTTTCTTTTAGATCCTTTTCAATTGTAAAAGCGTATCTTGTTTTACTAGCGGATATTTTACCCACATTAATTATATCAATATAATTGTATATTGATATCAACTTGATACAATCTTATTAGGGAGTGATAATATGAATAAACAAGGGGTTATTTATAAGATTGAGAATTCAGTTAACGGAAAAGTTTATATAGGACAGACAATTAAAGATGTTCATAGGAGATTGAAAACTCATATTAGTTCTCTTAGAGGTGGATATCATATAAATAAGTACTTGCAGAAGGCTTTTAATAAATATGGAGAAGAAAATTTTAAAAGCGAAATAATTGAAAAGTGTACAATTGAAGAGTTAGACGCGAAAGAAATACAGTGGATTTCATATTATAAGAATACAGGGATGTCATACAATATAGAAGGTGGCGGTAATTTAAGAAAGGTAATTGCGGATGAAACAAGAAAAAAATTGTCCATATCAGGTAAGAAATCTTATCAAAATCCAATAGTATTAGCGAAAAGAAAAAAACAATGGGAAGAATTAAGCGGAAAAGGTAATTCTAACAGTAAAGAAATTATCTGTATTAACGATAATAAGGTATTTGCATCTATTACCGAGGCTGGTGAATATTATAAAATTAGTATGAAAAGTATATCAAACTCGTTGATTGGCAGAAATCCTTACTGTAAATCTTTTGACGGTAAAACTAAATTGGAATTTTGTTATTATGAAGGTGAAAAAGAGTATGTGCCAAAGAAGCATATCCATGCTCAAAGTAAAGCTGTTAGGTGTATAACTACAGGTGAAATTTTTGAAAGTGTAGCTAAAGCGAGTGAAAAGTATAGCTTGTATACAAATAACATTTCAAAAGTATGTAAAGGTAAGCGAAAACACACTGGACGCTTAGAAGATGGTACACGTTTAAGATGGGAATATTGTGATTAAGCACTCAATGTGAGTGCTTTTTATTATGCGCACAAAAGGTGGTGAACATATGTCTAGTAATCGCATTAAGGGAATAACAGTCTCCATTGGAGGCGAGACAACCGGACTTCAAAATGCCTTAAAAGATGTTAATAAGCGGAGTAATGATGTAGCTAAAGAGTTAAAGGATATTGAGCGCCTTTTGAAATTTGACCCTGGGAATATTGAGGCGCTTTCTCAAAAACAAAAATTACTTACACAACAAATTGAAAATACAACACAAAAGCTAGATAAATTGAAAGCAGCGGAACAACAGGTCCAGGCACAATTTCAAAATGGTAAGATTTCCGAAGAACAATACCGCGCGTTTAGGCGTGAAATTGAATTTACAGAAGGATCGCTTAATGGTCTGAAAAACAAACTTGGAAACATGAAAGCTGAGCAAGACAATGTAGCAAGTTCAACAAGACAGTTAGAAACTTTATTCCATGCTACAGGGAAAAGCGTTGATGATTTTGCAGGGGCATTAGGAAATCGTCTTGTGAATGCAATTAAAAGTGGAACAGCCACAAGTCGACAGTTAGAACAAGCGATTGGACTTATTGGTCGTGAAGCATTAGGAACAGAAGCAGATATTGAAAAATTACAACGTGCGCTTCGCTCTGTGGATGCTGGAAGCTCCATACAACAAGTTCGAAATGAGTTAAGAGATTTACAACAAGAAGCCCAAAGGACACAAAGAGAATTTAAAGAATTAGATATCGGTTTAGAAAATGTTCTTGGAGCCATGGTAGCTGGTGGTGGTATTGCCGGAACAATTGAAAAAGCACTCGATATGTCTAAATTAAAAACAAAGATTGATATTACTTTTGATGTCCCAGAGTCTTCAAAAAAGTCAGTAGAAGAAGCGATAAGAGGCGTAACCGCTTATGGGGTGGATGCTGAGGAATCACTTGCTGGTGTACGTAGACAATGGGCTTTAAATAAAGACATTAGTGATGAAGCGAATGCATCAATTGCCAAAGGAGCAGCCGTTATATCTCAAGCTTATGAGGGCATAGACTACACAGAGTTAATTCAAGAAACATACGAAATAGGAAACGAATTAGGGATATCTCAAGAAAGTGCTCTTGGTATGGTTGATGCTTTGCTAAAAATGGGATTTCCACCTGAACAATTAGATATTATCGCCGAATACGGCAGTCAGTTAACTCGTGCTGGTTTTAAAGCTGAGGAAGTTCAAGCGATTATGGAAGCGGGCGTTGAAACAGGCACTTGGAATTAGATTATAGTTCCCTTGTATGGCGACATACAATGAAAAACCCCTTTAATTCAGTGAAACTCTCATAAGAGACAATACTGAGCGAAGCCTTTTATTAAGGAACGTGCAACGACTAGTCGAAAGACGTAGGGTGTAAGCAAATGACACTCGAAACGGGGGGCAACTCAAGTAGTTGAAGATATAGTCTAATCTATGCGGTGACGTATAGCAGTTCATAAGAGAACGGGCGTGACGTTGCGAATCACGTTGAATATATATGATTGATAATCTCTTAGATGGATTGAAAGAAGGGCGGGTTCAATTAACCGAGTTTGCACAAGGAGCCGATAAAGCCTTAAAAGAAGCGCTTGAAGGTTCTGGGATTGCTACAGAACAAATAGAAAAGTGGGGAGCATCTGTCGCTAAAGGTGGAAGTGAAGGTTCGAAAGCTATGGTAGAAGTAGCTAAAGCGATTGAAGGGATAGAAGACCCGGTAAAAAGGAATCAAGTAGGGGTTAAAGTTCTAGCAACGATGTTTGAAGATCAAGGGCAAAATATTACCAATACTTTGATAAGCGCTTCAGAAAAAACCGTAGACTTTCAGAAGAATCAGGATAAATTAAATGAATCTATTAAAAAAATGGACGCAAGTCCAGCTGTTAAGTTTCAAAAAGCAATGGGCGATTTACAGATGGCACTTAAACCAGTCCTTGGAGTTATAGCAGATCTAGTCTCTAAATTTGCTGAATGGATTTCTAGCAATCCGGAATTAGCAGCTACATTAGCAGCTATCGGAGTAGCTATCGGTGTGATTTCCGGTGCGATTATGGCACTTGCGCCTATAGTTGTGACGGTCATGAGTATCTTCGGGATTGGAGCGGCTGCAGCGGCTGGGATAGTTGCTGCTATTCCCCTTATCGTAGCCGCTATAGCTGCCATAGGTTTTGCAATTTATAAAAACTGGGATGACATTAAGAAATGGACAATAGAAGTATGGGATTCTATTAAAGAGTACTTAGTAGAGCTTTGGGACGGTATAGTCCAATCCTGTAGTGAAGTTTGGGCTTCATTTTTAGAAACAATGCATGCATTTTTTGATCCCATTGGTCAATTTTTTAGTGATTTATGGACAGGCATAGGTGAGATATGTAGTAGTGCATGGAATTCCATAGTTGAATTCTTTTCAGGGGCTTGGGCTTCATTCACAGAAATGATGCATAGTTTCTTTGATCCAATAGGCGAATTCTTTAGTGGCTTATGGTCTGGAATTGTTGAAACAGCTTCTTCCTGTTGGACATCTTTAGTTACAACGGCATCCGAATTATGGGGGATGCTAACGCAAGCTTGGCAAGAAACGTGGAATACCATTCTAACAATCTTAGACCCTATTATTTCATTAATTTCAACAGTTTTAGAGGCTGGTTGGTTACTGATTCAAGCCGGGGCACAAATTGCTTGGGCAGTAATAAGTCAATATATTATTCAACCAATTCAAGAGGCATACAATTGGGTAAGTGGACAAATTGGCGAGTTAGTTAGCTGGCTTAGTACACAATGGGAAATAGCGAAGGCTGCAGCACAAATTGGATGGGGTTTATTGAAACAATATATCATTCAACCAGTCCAGGAAACATGGAACTTAGTGAAAGAAAAGTTTAGTGATTTAGTCTCTTGGTTAAGTTCACAATGGGAACTTGCTAAATCCTATACGCTGGCAGGATGGAATCTGATAAAACAGTATGTTATTCAACCGGTTCAAGAATTGTGGAATACAACAAAGCAAAAACTTGGAGATTTAGCAAATTGGATATTAGGAAATTGGGAAGCGATAAAATCCTATACACTTACAGCTTGGAATTTAGTGAAACAATATGTAGTTAATCCAGCTACGGAAGCTTATAACTCAGCGAAAGAAAAATTTGAGAGTTTGTATAATGCAGCAAGAGAAAAGTTCGAAGCTGTAAAGAATGCAGCACAGGAAAAATTTGAAGCGGCAAAACGATTTATCATCGATCCAATACGAGATGCAGTCGGTCAGGTAGAAGGATTGATAGCTAAAATCAAGGGATTCTTTGATAATTTGAAATTGAAAATCCCAAAGCCTGAAATGCCAAAAATGCCACACTTTAGTTTAGAAACTAGTACAAAAAACTTTTTAGGAAAAGATGTTACTTATCCAAGTGGACTAAATGTTGATTGGCGTGCAAAAGGTGGTATTTTCACTAAGCCTACAATATTCGGAATGAATGGCGGCAACTTACAAGGTGCTGGTGAAGCTGGCCCAGAAGCGGTATTACCTTTAAATAGAAAGACACTTGGAGCCATTGGCGCAGGAATCGCAGCAGCCATGCCACGAGAACAATTTAGTATGCCAGGAGATATAAATCAATTAATGGGTGATATGAGTCGTATGATGGCTAGTTCTATGAGTCAACTGTCAGGTTTAAAAGGTGTAATGAGTGGTGTGTACGGCAGCATGGCAAATAGTCGGCAAACTATGATTGGCAATAGTGTAACTCCAATAGTTAATCCTAGTATCGAAAATAGATCAGCTACACAGCCAATAGAAAATTCACTAAGAACTGGAAATGCAACTATAAAACTAGTAGTAGATGAACAAGTACTTGGTGAAGTTGTCGCACCTATAGTAGATATTATACAGGGACGACAAGTAAATACGGAATTATTCTTTTCGGGGGCCAGATAATGCATTTAATTATAGAGAGAATGAACGGAAAACGATATAAGTTATCTAAAGAAACAGGTTATATCGTTTTGAAATTCCGCCCAGAATCCATAAAAGTAAATAGATTAAGAGAAAAAATAGATGGTAGATCTCCTATAAGTACTGGTACTGAAATTGAAAGGAGGTCTATTCATATTGAAATTTTATTTGAATCAAATAACTTCTCAAATTATACATTAAAACGAAATAAATTTTTTCAAATGCTTGATTCAAGAGAAGAGTTTTATGTTGTATCTAGTGAAGAACCAGGGAAACGATGGTTAGTAAGCGCTGAATCATTTACGCCAGAACCTGTGACTAATGTTTTAGGGCGATGTAATATAGTTCTTTTCTCAGATTCTCCATATGCAGAATCTATTGGGAAAACTACAGATCCAATGACATTTAAAAGTGGGTTATGGCAATTTGGACAAGGTTTATCCACTGAAACGATGCAATATGTTCATAGAACAAAATCATTTCGGATATTTAATGCTGGAGATGTCATGATAAATCCTAAGGAATATCCATTATTAATACGTTTTCGAGGGTCTTCTGAAAACTTAAAAATAATCAATAAAACAACTGGTGATGAATGGTCCTGGACTGGAATAACGACAGGTGATTCTAAAACAGGAGAAGTAATTCAGTTAAAAGGTGTACAATCTTTCAAAGGTGTTAATAGTATTTTTGGTAAAACGAATTTTAAATTAATAAATATTATTCCAAGGTGGAATGAATTTGAACTAACGGGCGTCACTGGAGATTTTTATATCTCATTTGATTTTCGATTTTATTATTTGTAGGTGATGGTATGACAGAATTATTAGTTAAGGGTTTAAATGGACAAATGGAAATGTTAACAGATTATAGAGAAGTGAAAAGAAAGAGACGTGTTAATGGTGGACACTCTCTTTCTTTTTATCTTTTAAATACAAAGAATGCGCAACCTGCCTATAATCTAACAGATAAACGCTCTAATATAAAATTCAATGATGATGAGTATATTGTAATAGGGATTAATAAGCGTGGGCATTATGGAAAAACAATTACAGCACCACATATCTTTTTTGATGACATGATGGATTGGCAATACAATGTGCGGAACGGTTATACCAATTTTGTTCAATGTATGGACTTTATTTTTGGTGGTACAGGTTGGAAATGGATAAATCAAGGTGCATTCGCAGCAACTGATTTCCAAAACTTCGGTGATGACACAAGGTCTTCTCTTTTACAAAAGGCTCTAAATCGTTATGAAGCTGAAATGCAAATTGATAATAAAAATAAGACAGTCATTTTTAAAAATCAAATTGGTACAGTAACAGATGCACAATTTAGGTTTGGCCATAATTTAAAAACTTTTGACGAAGATACTGATATGACTAATTTCGCAACATACATTAGGGGGTATGGTAAAGATACAAATGACAATGAGTTTATGGTGGAATATGAATCACCAATGGCGAAGATTTATGGACGAATTTCTCAGAAACCAATTCGCGATGAACGTTACAAAACACCAGAAACAATGTTAGCGGCTTGCAAAAGAACAATTAATGATGTTCCAGATACACGCTTTAAAGTAAGTGTCGCTAATTTAATCGAGAATGGTCTATCTCCACTCCATAAATTTGATTTAGGTGATTATGTTTATATGCTATATGAAGAAGCAGGAGTAACTGTACAAATCCGTGTGATTGAAATTGAAGATCATCCAACCGATCCATTGAAAAGTCCTATTGTGGAATTGTCTACATTCAAAGAATTAAAGACAATGAGCGCTATACAAGCGCAGTTTCAGCAAACGCAAAAGCAAGTACAGCAGTTGTTAGATGATAGTGGAAATTTAAATTTAGCTTTAAAAAGACTCTATGCAAATACGCAAGTTTTTACAGATCACACAGGAATGTGGATGATTGATCCTAACGATCCCAATCGATATGCACATCATGGTGCTGGGGGTAGTGATTATCACAAAGGGATGATTCGTATTGAACGTTCGGATGGTTACGCAGTTATGCTTAATGGAATTCTTCAGCACTCATTTGATATTCAAGGATCTTATCCAGCATATACATCTAGCAGTGTGAAAGTTGAATATAAATGGTGGACGACATTAAATACAGTTAGTGCTGATTGTCAATTTTATACTTTTGAACATAAATCAAGATATCTTATGGTTCATGTTGCCTTATTAGCAACAGAAGGAGCAATGTCGTATATAACAGTTGAAGAAGGAGCGAATCAAAATGCAAAGATTTTAGCACAAGCTAGCACTTCGGAAAGTTCGACTATTTCTCCTATAGCTACGAAAGGAGAAATATTAACTATTGATTTAGGTGTACCAACTGGTGGGAGAAAGAGTATATATATTCGTTTGAGAACATCAGATGATACAAAGAAAGCGTATGGACGTGTTGTCCGTATGTGGTTAGAGAGGTGATCCAATGGAAGAGAATGTTGAACAACCTATTTTATTGTTTGTAGATACAGATGAAAAAGGAAATATCATAAATAGTATTGCAGGTGAATCCATAGTTCCGAATGTGAATTATGGTTTTTTATTTGAAGTTAAAACATGGGATATCCCGATAAACATAGACAAATACCTAATACAAGAAGGAAAACTAGTCAAAAAAACGGAAATGATACAAGATGGTAGCAATTCGGAGGTGCCGCAGTGATGATTACATTCAACCCCTTAGAAGATAATGATTTTGGTGTAGATTTTAAAGAGTCATATAATGAATTTGGAGAATCTGTAACAAATGAACTTAAAGATTTTTATGCAAAAGTTAATAATAATAAAGGTTTAACCGTCAATTCTGGCGTAAACTATCCATTCAAATTGGTTGCACGTGATGGTGTAGTATCAAATCCTATAGTAGATATTAATAATGCTATTTTAGATGTCAAAGTAATCAATGCTAAACCAGGAAAATGGTACAAGATTGATTGGATCGGAAATGGCTACACAGGATGGGGAAAGCCAAGTTATTCAATGTTTATTGGAGAATATGATGAAAACACATTCACAAACCCTCGAACTATTTTCGATAGGGTTTCAAATAGTTTTCCGTTCCCTACACAAAATATTGAATATAAATTATTTACAAAAGTAAATGAAGATGTAATGGTCAGTGTAACAGTTGATTATTCTAAACTAAAAAAAGATAGATATCCTATGAATAGTGTGGGTGATGGATATTCATATATCATTGATGAAAGCTGTTATTTTCATAAAAAGAGTGTAGCGCCAACAGTCACAGAGTCATTAAAGAAAAATGAAGTATCTGTTTTAAAATCTGGAAGTACAATCAAAGCGAAATTTTATTATAGTAATACCAAGGATATGATAATTGAATGGGCGCCCCTCAAGAATAATAAATTCACTCATTTTTCAAAATGGTACTTTCAAAATAAGGGGCTACCGTGGGATGATTTTACTGGAACACAAGTAATGATAACTGGAACTGATTGGATTAGTCCGTACGGTCTTATGGCGGTAAATAACACTGTTTCGAACACGTCATTTACGGTAGGTGGTGCGCATGGAACAAGTGGAGGAGCCGGTTTTCCAACTGGAAGACATCAAAGTACAAGAGTTTTAGTGGACGGTATAGAGGTGAAAGATGGCGTTCCTATGAAAAGTAACGAGGTTACTATTATTGCAGAACATTACGTTTTTGCATCGAATGTAATCGATACTACTACTGGAAATGCTCGTGATGTTATGAGAGAACTAGTAACATATACAGTTACTCCTAATAATATTCAAGAATCCACGGAATTAAGAGCGATGGAGGATTGTAAAGTTAATAGATACGCAGGGCTACAAGCTACTAAGGTAGGTGGTTATTGGAATAAATTCTATGCGATGATGGACAAGCCTTTCATTTATAATACAGCTGATACAACAGCTGGAGCAACTGATCCAAAAAGTAGGGTTATTACAGATCGTTTTATTTTGTTTGGTGGTGTCGATACGGTTGTTTGTTATATGAATAAATTCGGAATTGGTGACAAACGTTTTATTCCAGATGATGAACCTTTCGTATATTGGACAGAGGGAGCAAACGGAAAACTTTATATGCACAATATCAAACAAGAAGTTCCCTTAAAAGCTGGAGAATCCTTATTTTACTCTGGCGGATATACATTGATGGAAACATTCAAAAATACCTTACGTGGCTATTTCATCAAGGAAGGTAATCAAAAGGTTTATGTCTTGGACTTTCACGGAACAAACGATGTAATCGTGGATATTGGGGAATATAATAAGAAAGTTAAAGTGATTGACAAGACCAGTACAATTACTTGTGCCGATTTTATTACAGGACAAGGTTTATACGTTACAACAACAGGTTATGGGCAACTCAAGTTTATAATAGAATAAAAAAAGTGGAAATTCTATTTATCTTACTGTTACAATTAAGGAAAAAAATAGTTAAGGGTGAAAGTTTTGACAACGATTGATATTTTGGGGAGTTGCGTTACTAGAGATGCATTTAAATATGATGGGGAAAACGTTTTTAGAATAAATCAGTATTATGCCCGCTCTTCTTTAATTAGTTTATATTCGAAATCTGTTAATGTAACTTTAAATGATATTAACTTAGAATCGAATTTTCAAAAAAGAATGGTTTATAATGATTTAACAAATGCTTTTCGAAAGTATATAAAGAATAAAACTGGGGACTATTTAATGATCGATTTTATCGATGAAAGGATGTCCATTCTAAAAAGTGGAGATAGTTATATTACCAGATCTAGAGAATTTATAAACTCAAAGAGTAATTTAAAAGGAACGCTTTTAACCGGTTCAGAGAAATTGAATAAATGGAAGCAGAGCGCCTTGATATTTAGTGAAGAAATCAGCAAGTACTATAACGGAGATAAAATCATTCTCCATAAAGCACTTTGGAAAGAACAATATATTACTAAAGATGGTGAAATAAAAACGTTTGAAGATAAAACAATTGCTGAAAATAATGAACTTCTTATGCAGTACTATAGTTTCATTGAAGAGAATCTAAAAGGAATTAAAGTAATTGAGTTAGACGATTTTAATGCTTCTGAGGAGCATGTATGGAGTCTTGCACCGTATCACTATCAAGATGAGTATTATATAGAATTTATGAAACAACTAAAATCTTTAACTAAAAACAATTAATTAAAGCAAGGGGACAAAGGGCAACTTATTGTTGTTCCTTTTGATTTATAGAAGGTGGAAGGGTATTATTATTTAATAAAATACACCTTTGAGTAAATTCAATTCATAGATTAAGAGGAGCGATTTCGCTTCTCTTTTTATTTTGAAAGAAGGTGATAATTATATAGAAAATAGAGGTTGAGAAAGTTTGCTGAATATTGGAATAAATAATAAATTGGTATATAATAAAAGTAAGAATTGGAAAAGGGGGAATTTAATATGATGCTACATGAAGTTTTAGAGGGGTACAAAAAAGGTCAATTTAAAGAAGGAGATGTATTCCAGTATCGTAATAGCCCTAATGTGAAGGCGACATTAAAAGCGGGAAGCATGGTTTGGGATGATGACAAATTACCCGTGAGTTGCAAGGATATTTTCCAAGATGTATGGACAAATCAAGAGCAAGAAATCCAAATAATATAGTTTTTAAAATGAAGAGGGACAAGGCTCTCTCTTCATTTATTTTCCATAAAATGTGGATTTATATAACAAAGGGGGGCGTATATCGTCTCTCTTTTTATTTTGAAAGGAACTAAGTGTTCGGAAATTTTTAGTTCTTTTTTGAAATTTAATGTAATTTAACTGAATATGAGAAATCGTATAACACCTACAATCCCTATCTTTTTAATGAATTACAAGATAAAAAGATATCTAATTATTTATTTTAATTATATATTTTGGGTTTAATAAGTTAATATGGAAAATAATATGATAAAATTCATTATGTGAACATTAGAAAATACTAGATTGGGGTATGGAAGAATGAAATCCATCTTATTAAGGTTGGGGTTATTGATTTTTGTAGTATTTATATTTCTAGGGGGAGGTTATGAAAAAACCTTCGCGGAAACTACAGGGTCATCTCAATGCACATCATATGGTGAACTTAAAGCGAATCAAAATCCTTCATTTCAACATATGAATTGTTTATTAACGAATGCGGCTTTAGAAGCAAATATTCCCCCTGAAGTTGTAAAGGCTGTAGCTATGCAAGAAAGTGGTTGGAGGCAATTTGATCAGAGTGGTCAACCAATGATTTCGCATGATGGGGGAATTGGCATTATGCAAATTACAAATCACTCAAAATACGATCAACAAAAATTGAAGTATGATGTTATCTATAATATCCAAGCTGGTATTGAAATTCTTAGTGGTATGTATCAGCGTGAAGATCTTCCTAAAATAAAAGACGCTAAACGAGAAATAATTGAAAATTGGTATTTCTCTGTTATGGCTTACAATGGTACGAAGCCTAAAAATAGTCCTATTAAACAGTCTGATGGTACAAGAAATAAGAAGGCTTATCAAGAAGAAGTCTTTACACGTATTGAAGGAGAAAGTTTTTGGGGAAGCATTAAATTAGGACAATATCCTTTTATGAAAACTGATTTTCAATATGATCCTAGTCTTCCTAAGAATATTGAATTCAAAAAGATGGAATATGTATTATCTGACCGAATACATACTTCAGTACACCATCTTCAAAGAGACGATCAGGTAGTTGTAACAGGGGATGGTGTGAGTTTAAGATCGCAACCGAGTGCTAATTCTTCACTTGTAAGTACATTGGCAAAAAAAACCCCTTTAATTATTGAAGGGAAGTTTGTATACGACCAATCTTCGAATAAAGAAAATCAATTTGTATGGTACCCAGTTAGGACCATAAATCAAAAGTTAGTGGGGTATATCTCATCGGCCTACATAACAAAAGTAGAGAAAGTAACAGGTGTAGATATAACAAGAGATATAGAAACGCCAAAAGTAGGTCAAGAGATTACATTTACAGGAAAAGCGGAAGGAAGTAGCCAACC